AGCTCAAGAAGCAGACCGTGTGGAAGTACGGCAGAGAGGGAAAACTAAGGACCGTGAAATTCGGCCGGACAGTCAGATTTGATTTAGAAGGAGGAACAAGTAATGGAATTCAAGGTAACGGCTTATTTCAGACAGCACATGAGTGTGAATGACCAGTGGCAGGAGGTCGAGGTCAAGCATCTCTTCGTAGTCAATACATGGGATGACTTCAACAACCTCATCGACACCCTGCTGGAGTCAAGCATGAAGCCGATCAAGTTCGAGACAGAACTGATCAAGACAGAAGAGGAGGACAAGTAATGAATAAGATCAAGAAGGCGATAGGGATCCTCTTCATTGAGGCAATGTTCACAGCCGTATTCGTCGGCATGGTTATCGCAATGGCAGCACTTTAGGAGGCGGACATGATGACAGATGAGAGAAGAACACAGAACCTTGTCAGTATGACTGACACCCTCTGGCAGCTGAACAAGTACAAGGTGATTGAACAGATTGAGAAGGCGAGCGAGTGCAAGATCCCTGAAGACTGCTACCAGTTCATGGAGTGGACCTATAGATTCGGAGCGATGCACATGGAGAGGGCGCTCGGAAAGGCGGTGCGCTGATGTACAGATGTCTGGAATGTGGGGGCAAGTTCGAGGAACCGGACTACATCGAAGTCTGCTATGAAGCTGAGGCCGGAGTAGCCTCGCTGTTCAAGGATTACCACTGGGGAACTGTAGCGATCTGTCCCGACTGCGGTGACTACTGCATCGAGGAGTATTGCGAGGAGGACGAGGATGAATTTGAAGAATAAAAAGAAAGGCGCACCCGAGGGCACACCAATCTCCGAACAAGATAATGGTACCACACCGGAGCGCAAAAGTCACGCACAGATGCTGTTCGACAGGATCCGCACCGGAAGCGAGAACGCCATCAGCGTCAGCAACCGTGACAACAGAGAATTCCGCAGGCTTGTGGCGAATGCCAACAAGAGCGGAGACATCATCATCAATAACGGCTTCGGGTATTTCCGCCCGGGGCCTGATGATGCCGAACAGGTAAGACACTACATACAGGCCGAACTGCACAGAGCGCAGGAGATAGAAGATAAGGCCTACATGATCAAAGACGCATATTTTGGGAGGTACTAATAATGGGAATTGGCGTATTGATACTCGGACACAGCGGAAGCGGTAAGTCCACAAGCATGAGAAACTGCACAGCAGACAGATTCGGAATCATAAACGTACAGGGTAAACCTTTACCGTTTAGATCTGACCTGAAAACCTATAACACCGACAACTACGAGAACATCATCAGAGCGCTCATGAGCGGTAAGACACCTTCATTCGTTATCGATGATTCACAGTATCTGATGAGCCATGAGTTCATGTACAGAGCCAACGAAAAGGGCTATGACAAGTATTCACAGATAGGTGCTAACTTCTTCAGACTGCTGGAGACCATCAGAACGCTGCCGGATGACAAGATCGTGTACATGATGCACCACATCGAACTTGATGATGGGGGCCGTGAGAAGGCCAAGACCGTAGGCAAGATGGTAGACAACTATATCGTTGTTGAGGGTTGCTTCACGATCGTGCTGAAGGCTATAGCCACATCAGACGGCTACTTCTTCAGAACCAAGACCAACGGTGCTGACGCTGTCAAAGCGCCTATCGGTATGTTTGAGGATGAGCAGATAGACAATGACCTTCTGATGGTCGACAACACCATCAGAGAGTTCTACGGAAAGGAGATCAAGTAAATGGCATTCAAGAAACCTAAGGATTATGACGACATCAAGATAAATGACTACAGGGCTCTCCCTGCGGACGGATACATCTGCAGGATACTGAAAGCAGAGGAGACCAAGAGCAAGAAGGGCGCACCGATGCTGAAGGTAGCCTTCGACATCTGCGATGGTGAATTTGGAGGCTACTTCATGGACCAGTTCCAGAGCAGGAAAGCATCTGCCGAGGATCCATCAGAGGTCAAATGGCCTTTCAGCGGTACCAAGTGGGTGATGTTCTTCGACAACGAAGGGAACACCAACAGAGACTTCAAGGCGTTCTGCACAGCGCTTGAGGAGTCCGGCACCGAGGTGTGGAACAACGACATCCTCGATGTGAAGAACCTCAACGCTGCAGAGGTCGGCATCATCTTCCGCAGAGAAGAGCATGAATACATGAACGTGTCTTCGTGGAGGACTGTGCCGTTCAGATTCACCGCAGTGAAGAAGATAGAGGCCGGTGACTTCAAGGTGCCGGAAGACAAACCACTCCCGGAGAAGCCATACGCTGGCACGGGCTTCACTGAGCTGGACAACTTCAACGCTGCTATGGATGAGATACCGTTTTAAGGAGGTGCAGGATGGCAATCGAATATGGATTAACAGCAAAGCCTCCGAAGACGGAGAAGGACTGGGGGACAATAATGTTCAATACCTCATCAAAAGAGATGTACGAAGAGGTGCTTGCATATATCCAGACGGTGGTGGACGCAACCTCTTGGCGCAACAGAGTGCAGAGAATAGAAAAAGTCATATGAACAGCAGGCACAAGGGTAAACGTGGAGAACTTGAGGCAGCCAAGCTCCTGAAGGAGTACGGCTATGACGCCAGAAGGGGAGTCCAGTACAGTGGCATCAACGGCGATGCTGATGTTGTCGGACTCCCCGGCATACACCTCGAGATCAAGCGTGTAGAGAAACTGAATTTAGAGAATGCTATGGCACAGTCCATCAGCGATGCGAGAGAAGGCGAGCTGCCTGTTGTGATGCACCGGAAGAACCGTGCAGAGTGGCTAGTGACTATGCCTTTCGCTATGTGGATGGAGCTGTATCAAGCATGGGAGAAGGAGAATGAGAGATAGTTTTGTATTTTACAGAAGTTTTTACGAAAGCATAAAGCTTTTACCGAAAAAGTACCAATTGCAATGTTTTGATGCTCTGTGCGACTACGCTCTTAATGACGCTCCTCTGGATAAGCTTCCGGGGACAGTCGAGGCGATCCTCAAATCCTTCAAACCACAGGTCGATGCGAACAATCGCAGATATGAAAACGGATGCAAAGGAGGACGCCCAAAGGGTAACCAAGACGAAACCAAAGCAAAACCTAAAAAGAACCAAACCACAAGCAAAGCAAAACGCAATGACAATGACAATGTAAATGTAAATGACAATGTAAATGTTAATGACAATGACAACGACAATGCATTGTGGGGTGGTGGTCGTAGTTACAACGATGATGATTTTAATCTTCTTCACAGCATGACCCCTCAGGATGTTGACACTATCTATGAGGCTTATCCAGAGAGTGGGGGTGATCTCATCGATGAGGTCAACGGAGATGTTATGAAGAAGAAGAAGAAGGTCGACAACCCTGTCGCTTACATTCTGGGCTATGCCAAGAACGTAGGATGGGATGACAAGGCCGACCATTTCGACTATTAGCTTACAACCGGGGCGGGCAACAACAAAATACCCATTGAACTTAATAAGGCTCTTTTTACTGTTTATTTATTCGATTACCGCCCGCCTCGGTCTGTACATATGGAGGTTATCAAGTGCAAAGACAATTATTCGAAGGTGATGAGGTGATGCTGGTGCTGGATCCCAATCCGCTCACATCGCTCGGCATCACACCCGGAATGAGAAAATGGAACGAGTGCATCTTCAGGATATCCAAGATCAAGTACTCAAAGCACCCGTCAATCAACGGGCCTGTGTACTTCGAGCTTGAAGGATGTGTATCGGAATACGGTGTACCTTATTCCATCGCCAGGGACTGGATAGTACCTGTCCGCAGCCTCGCATCAGTTTCAACTGTATGCAGAACAGGAGGCGTGAGATGAAGTGTGCCAACTGTGGGAAGGATGTGGACGAGTGGTCCATGAAGGAGTACGGCATCGGCAGGAAGGTGGTGCGGATCTGCTGGGACTGCTACAAGTCAGGATCGTATGACGCAGCCATCAGAGAGCTGTACCGTAAGCGGAAGATCAAGGAAGGAAGACAGAAATGAGCATGTATGTGCTGATTGGAATGTTCTGCCTGTGCCTGCTGTGGATGTGCATAGGCGGAAATGAATAGCTGATCGCAGGGGCGGACGGAACTTATATAATTATTCAATTTTAAACCTCAAAATTATTACCAAAGCTAAACAAAGAAAGGATAATTCTTTCTGCATAAAATTTCTGTGTCCGTTGTCTGTCCGTCCCTGATCAGATAGAGAGGTGAGCGAATGAAGTGGATAATCATCGGAATAATCGTCCTCATAGGAGTATTCGACTACGCACTACTGATAGCGTGTAGTCACCTTGAGGACAGAGATCAATATGAGTACGAAGAATGGCTAAGGAGAAAAGACGATGAAAACAACAGCACCGACTAAACTGCAGAAGCAGATTATAGATATAGTCTCTGCGGTGGATCATCCATCAAGATTCAGCTTGCATTCAAACACAACTGCAAGGTGTATCAATTATTGGGTAAGTGGTGAAAGGTTACCGAGAGACATTGTAACCATCGAGGATGTTATGGATGCTTTTGGGTATGAAATAGTCATTAGGAGAAAAGACGATGGAGAAGATATACAGAGTGCAGATGAATAGCAAGGGTATGCCGAACTTCAGCACAGCGGTAGAAGTGGCAGACAGACCGCAAGGGGAGTGGATAGACAAGGGCAGAAACTTGTGGGGATGCTCTAACTGCGGAATGGAAATTTATAGCGAATCAGAACAAGACCGAAATGAGTTTCACAAGTGGTGCAGTAGATGCGGAGCGAAGATGAAAGGAGCAGACGATGAGGTATGAGAATATGCCAAAAGGCAGAAACAAAGACATCTGCGTCCGATGTGGAAAGCGAGCGAACTTTGCCGATAGGCTGAAGTCAGATGTTCAATACGATTTGCTCTGCTTGGCTGAAACCACAAGTAGCGGATATATGACGCATGGTAATGTGAAGCTGTGTAGCAAGTGTATGAGCGAATTGCTTATGTGGCTTGATACCGATGACTTCTGCTCATACGGAAGCAGTTCGGAAAAACCGAACAACTTGGAAAGGAGTAGCGAATGACTATATGGTTCTATGTGTTTGAAGATGGAACAAGGCTTGAATTGTTAAATATAGGTTTGAGCA